TGCCCTCTTGGCCTTATTTTCCACGATGTATGTTTTAGAATGCCGTGTATCTCTACACAACATGATAGGGTTGATACCCTACCCAGTAGTCTTACTAACATGTTGTCTCCATGCTTTCATGTGTACTGTCCGCCCATTCTATACATTTTGCGCTGTATTACGGCTCTCGTTGCCTATTCACGCTGTCATCAATCAGAGTAAGTTAGTCGGTTGACTTCCTTAACAGCCTCTTGATGGACTCTAGCACGTTCAAGTTTATTTTCTATCAACTGTGCTACTTGCTCCTTCGTCAGAACATGATTGCTAAACCAATCACGTTTTGTTTCAGAAGTTTTGTATTGTATCTCTTTATCCATTTATTGTCAAATCCTCTCTGTGCAAACAAAAAACCCTGAGAGTCTTGCGATTCCCAGGGTCTTGATAAATTAGTTATGATGTTAACTTGTTACCTAGTCCCCGGGCCTCGTTCTTGGTTATCATTTGAGCCGCGAATACTTGTTGGATATGCTGGTACAAAGGATACGCTAGCTAATGACTGCCATTGTCCCATATGCTTCAGCGTTTTACAAGTTTTATTCATCATAGTCTTTATTTAGTCCTGGTTGTTAAATAGTGCAATTAACGTAAGTTTTTACACTTTTTTCAATTCATGCTGAAGTATAGCACAGATAGGAATTAATGTCAACCTTTTGTTTGCCCATTTTAGATTGATACTTTTCCGATAGAATTTACTACGGAAGCGATACGACCAATAGCCATAAGTTCCTGAGTAGTCATGCCTTCTTTCTTTAGTGTATCATAGTGTGCTTTTACACAGAAATGACATTTACCAATAATACTTGCGGCTAATGAATACATTTCAAATTTCTTCTTAGATACACCACCGTGTGTAGCGTAAGCATTCATCCGCAATCCTGCAGGTAAACCCTTCATTGATTCATCATTTGCCATTTCAACAAATGGATACCAAATATTGTTCTGACCCATCAAGCTTGCGGCTGTTTTTGCGGCTTCACGTTCTAGTTCATTACTGAACAAAGGACTGTTGTGTTCAATCTCAAACGCTAAACCACCATTACCTGCGGCTAATGCTGATACATAAGCAATAGCGTGTGTGTCTACTGGATCTAGTCCTGAACGATTAATAACCGCATCAATGTTTAGTTTGATATCTTTAGAGTGATCTGGAATACTATCTTTTACAGATTGTACCCAATCACCATTTACAGTGATTGGTTGCATTATAGTGTTTCTCCACCAATTGGACGACTGCAAGGGCATAGTTCGCCAGTTTGCAATGCGTCTAATACACGCAATGTTTCATCTGGGCTACGACCAACATCTAAGTTGTTAACTGTAATATGCTGAATAACATTCTGTGGGTCAACAATGAATGTTGCACGTAATGCCGCACCAGCTGGAGCATAGAATACTCCTAGTTGATTAATCAAGCTACGCTCATCACGTGCTGTATCAGCAAATTGATTATGACTAATCTTTGCTAAGTCTGGATGTGCTTTTTGCCATGCTACTTTACAGAATTCGTTATCAGTAGAACCTGTTAACAATACTGCATCACGATCTTCAAAATCACTACGTAATTTATCAAATGCTACGATTTCTGTTGGACATACGAATGTAAAATCTTTTGGATAGTAAACGATAATCTTCCATTTACCCGCAAAACTTTCTTCTGTAATTGGGAAGAACGCATCTTCCGGTTGTCCTGGTTTAACACCTGTTAATACAAATGCTTCTAATTTATCACCGACTGTTTTCATAATTTCTCCTTGTGTGTAGTCTGTACGAGTATAACATACTCACTAGTATTTATACAACAAAAAGGGTGAATTAATCTTCGGATGAGGTGAGTCCGTTACTGTGTTTATCAGTGGTTTTCTCTACGTCTTGGTAAAGACGTTTTTCTTGTGCTGTTAGTTTATCTTTATGCGACCTACGTGGATTGCCACATATATAACATTCTTTATTACCACAATCCATAACATGATGTTTTGCTAAACGATGCGGTTCTTTTACTGCTTTATCTTTATGTGTTAATCCATGTGCTTTTGCTATCTTAACTTGTTTCTTAACTGCTGTCTCGTCCCGATATCGGCGTTGTGAGTTTAAAAATTTTGCTAATTCATTGGCCATTATATTTCTTTCTATAATCTTCTACTGCGGCTTTGATGGCGTCTTCGGCAAGGATACTGCAGTGGATTTTGACTGGGGGGAGGCTGAGTTCGTCGGCAATACTGGAGTTTTTAATGGATGTTGCTTCATCCAATGTTTTACCCTTGACCCAGTCTGTGACAAGACTTGAAGAAGCAATTGCCGACCCACACCCATATGTTTTAAATTTGGCATCTGTTATAATTCCTGTTTCTTTATTTACTTTAATCTGTAATTTCATTACATCACCGCAAGCAGGTGCGCCAACCATACCAGTACCAATATCAGTATCACTCTTATCAAAAGATCCGACATTCCTGGGATTTTCATAATGGTCAATTACTTGTGCGCTATAAGCCATCTATCAATCCTTTTTAAAGATAGTGAATATTTTTGCTTGTATATTCTTTGCAAACTCAGGTTGAGGGAAATTCCAACCAATAAATGCACCTAGTGCTAACCAAAATAACGTTTCTAACATAATATATACTCCTTGTATGTAATGTATTTATACATCATATTTCTCATCGTCTATTACAATCCAACCTAATATTAACAAATCTTCTCGTATCTCATCTGTTACACAACTTTCAGGGACAAACTTCTTACTTTGTATATAGTATTCTTGTTGTTCTTTGGTTAGTGCTCGGAATTCATCATCATCTAGTATCTTACTATCTCTGATACCACTACAGTACCAATCAATGTAATCACCCTTCTCTTGCATATCAGCAATAATACCACCGGCATGTCTCCAACTACAACTCCAACGTTTCTCTGTTAATATAGGCCAAACATCATTTTTAGTAAAATCATTATTACACATAGAAGCATAAAGATGTTGTGCGTATACATCATCATTTTTAGTTTTATCTATAATCCATTGAGTACTACGTAAGTCATACTCCATATTATCTTTTTGCCACTCAGGATCTACTATATTGGCTTCATCCTGTTCTTTGGCTGTTTTCCATATGTTAATATAAATCTCAGGAAGTTCTTTACCATCTTCTTCTGCACGTTTCTTTGCACCTTCCAATTGAAAGGTATGACGTTCTGGACTACTACTTATCATCTTCTACCTCTATCCAAGTGTGATCGCCTAACCATTTAACTTTGCAGATATATTCATACTGTTCCGGGGCAGTGCCTGACCAATCATTGGGTCCGTGAATACTTAATCTAGTGTACTGTTTATGTGTGTCAAACAACAACCAATATATATTACCATTTGCTAACTGAAAATCATATTTAGCGGCATGAACCATATCAGTCAAATCAAGTCTATGCTTAATTTGTTCTGCTTGCTTCTGTAATACTTCTACAAGTTCCATAATTCTATCATATTCTTGTTTGGCATGCAACCTTGCAACGTTAAGCATAATATCTTTATGCTTTTGCACAGGCACTAAATCAAACTTTGGACCTGAACTTTCTGTAGCGTAGGGTGTTACGTTACGATTAAAGAAATTAATTAGTGATCCGGTACTAGTAGAATCATAACTACTTACACCGTTAGCTGAATTTGGTTTGTCACTCATTAGCTATTATATATTATTTTCATTAGTTGCGATAGTCTTTTGGGTAGACTTTTTAGCTTTACTGTAAAATATATGATTACCTATTCTAGCTACTTGTTTATATGGCCATAATGGGTCAACTGTTAAGTTATGAAAAAATAGTGCTGTTTTTGGTACTACATCAGTATATGAATCATATGCTAGCACATCATATGCTATCTGTTCAGCTTGTTTGTATTTTGTACTGTTTTTATTGGGTTCAGCTTTGCCTTCACATACCCAACTAAACTGACAGAGTTTTACTTTTTGCATTTCATCGTCTATAAGTTTGTCTATATGTGATGTTTGATATATTACAGCGCAGGGATCTTTGCCAAAACCATATGCTATTCTATTCATTACTACACGTGCTACTGCCGCTTGTCCATTTATTGATTCACTACCTGCTTCATAAAATATATTCTTGGTCATACATGCTAATTGTTTTGGATCTACTATTTTTGCTATCTTAGTTTCTTGAATAGGTTCATCAGTTTCTATTATAGTATTAGGACCAAATACAAACACTATTGATAAAAAAATAAATGCTATTACAATTTTAATAGGTTGGCTTATGCTGAATGATATCATAATTTATCCTTAGGGATTAAACGTTATCCCAACAATCGCAATTGCAACGAATAACTTCGTCTATCGCTTCTTGTATAGTATACGTTGATGGCAATAAGCTACGGGAGGTATATATTGAATTTAGTTCGGGACTAATTAGAGTTTGATATGACGATCCTGCAAAACTGCCTGGCTCAATCGCTTGACCGGTATCTAATAAAGATCCTATACCATATATGGCATTCAAACCAGTTGGTGTGCCACCTCCAATACCTGCTCCTACGCCACCACCTCCGCCACCACCTCCGCCACCACCTCCGCCACCACCTCCACCTCCGCCACCTGAGTCACTACCGCCTGAACTGCCACCATCAAGGCTTCCGCTAAAGCTGTCAAGTGTGTTTGCAGTTATACCAGTACCTTGATAAGCACGATTAGTAGTAAAATAATCATTGGTAGTTGGATCATAGTATCCATACGTATCAGGTGATACAACTCCTGATTCTAATGATGCCGGGTAAGGTACCGGCGTATTTAATGTAACGCCGGGCAACACTACTGCTAAGGTTGCAGGTACTGTACCAACGTAAGTTGCTCTAGTTACAGCAACAGGTGACGGAGTAGGTGAGGGGGTAGGTGAGGGAATAGGAGGAGCGGGAATTGGATAGGGGATAAATCCATTAGCGGGAGGGACTACATTAGGTATCTCCCCGTTTCCTATTAACTGTGCTTCTTCTTTAGTTGTTAGCTTATTTTCTATGTTATTATCTAATGGGATACCCAACTCAGTCAATCTAGCTTGATTACGTGTTTCACGCAACATTCCTACAACACTTCTACCACCTACTACATTTAAGTTTGATATAGCTTCTAATGTTTGTGAATACATATGGGGCTGGGTAAACTTAGCATATCTAGGTATGCTATCTACAAATGCATATTGTGTTGTAGGATATCCAGCTAATGTTGGTTCTCTATCTGTTGATGGAACTGCCAATGGAACTTTTAAAGACATTCCTGTAGCAATAGCACGTTGTTCAATGGATAATAATCTACCAGTATTTTCCCAATTAGTGATTAGTTGTTGCGCTCTTGCTGGTTGGGCATTCTTAATCGCTAGTATCTCTGCATTGGCCAATACAATATATGCATTAATATCACTAGTAGGGAAGCTTGATCCGCCCGGGGGATAATCAACCGTTGCTGTAGGTACTGAGGTGGTGTCACTGCCAGCTGATGATACTGCTACTGAAATAACTCTACCGTATGACCCACTAGCTCCTATGTTAGTATAATCTGTACCAATTGTGGTTGTACCGGATCCACCATTACTAATAGTTATTGATGGGGCGGCCGCACCTCCACGTCCATAGCCGCCACCCGGATCAGTTATTGTTAATCCAGTTACATGGTAATAAGTGGTGTAAGACGGTGGAGGGCCTGGATCTGTTTCTACTTGATAGGTTGTATATTGAACCGATACTGTTGCACGTTCCCATGTTACTGCAAGATATAAGTTTTTATATATATCGTACAGAGTAGGCGTTTCTAATTGTTGTATAAGTTGACGTATATTAATACCAAGATATGGTAATCCACTCATACATCCTAAGAAGTTACTCATAGTATATGTACCGTATGGGCCATTACCTAATGCAATTAATGCTAATCCCTGACTTGCCAATGTTGTATCAGTTGGTACACTAGATCCATTAACATTTAATCCTTTAGTTGTTTCTAAACTAGTTACAACTTGTGCAAACTTTTCTACTGGTATACTTGATATGTTCTTAATCTGTTGCATACTAGCACTAAACGCACCGGCTGCAGTTGCAATATCAGGAGGAAGTATTCCATCTAAATATCCACCAAACCCTTTTACTGCAGATTGAATATTAATAGTACTTGTAGTAGGACTATTAACTTCAACTACAGTAGTAGCCGGCGCAACACTAGGTACAGTTTCAGTAGTAACATATGCATTACTATCATTAACCATATTTCTATCTTCAAATAATCTGTTTGAAGTTAATCCTCTATCAACGTAAAATCCTGCCATTATAGTTGTCCCGATCCTATTTGTTGATTTACAGTTGGTGAACGTAAATCACTGTTTAAACCCTCATTTGTATATATAGGGTAATATATTTTACTATTTGCAGGGCCGCCTATGATGTTATATACAGGTACTGTTAAGGTTTGATAGCTGTTAGGAAATAACTTTATAGGATTTAATAAATCTACTAATGATTCTATTCCAGCTGTTTTACAATTTAATGATACTAATATATCTTTTAAATCTTGACCTAATATAATACCAAATGCACCGTATATCTTACGTTCTTGTTCTTTACTTATAGGTTCAGCTAGAGATATTATATCATTTAATTCTGATACTGTTATGCCGCTAGCAATTAATGCAAGACTTACAGATTTAGTTAGTGCGTTGTTTTTTTGTAATGTCATTAATAGATTACTAGGCAATCCGAATGTAGCAATAGATTGTAGATTAATTGCTTTACCACTGGTAATTAAATCTTGACCAAATATAGAAGTTGCAATACTTACACCAGTAATATCACCTGTAATGAGGTCATCCATATTGCTATAGGTGCCATCTAAAAATGTCTGTGAATTATTTACAGATAAAATAGCATCATTACTATACTCTATAAAACTATATATTGACATAAACCCAGATAGGAAATCTTTATATTGATTTGGACCTAATGATAAACCGCTGTTATAATTAAACTCGTTATATGCTTGTAGTGCAAATAATCTAACATAACCCCATTGTGTTACATTATTAGTATATGTATAGTTACTAGCCCAATTAGGATAACCAGTCCAATTATAAGTAGACGGTGGACTATTACCCATTGCAGGAATAGTTGTCGATCCAATTGATATTAAATTGTTATAAGTAGTGCTATTAACTTGACCTCTAACGTAAGCATCATTGATTGCATAAGTTAAAGGAAGTAAACTAGTAATACTAACGATACTACCTACTGATTCGCATACACTATTGCTCGTACTAGTACCCACATAATCAACCATAATAGGATTGATTTGAAACCCAATATTTTGTAATAATGAGCTTAATGCATTAACGCCCAATGGGCTTTGTTTTCCTGTATCACTCATGGTACAAACACATCAGGACTACCTTGTACGATGCTATGACCGCAACTGTTTCCTGATCCTACTCTAAGTACTGGTACACCTTCACAAAACACAGTTGGACTACCATCTGTAGTTGTCGCTGCCTTATGCGGTGGATGAGGTCTTCTGCCCCACGGAGCGTGTGGTGTAAGCTGACTAACATGTAATCCTACTTTAATTCCATTAGCAAATACAGTATCGGCGCCACGAATAATCGCCCCGCCTTCTTGATTTGTATCACCTACACGACTTAATTGTGCCATTTTATCCCAATACGATTTTTTTACTAGGTACCTTAATACCAGTGGTTGCTTCTAGGTACTTGTCTTTGATATTATCATCTGTCTCTGCATACATTGCAACACTAGTAGTATTTAGCTTAAATTCACCCTTCGGATTTGCAGTAAAAATGCTTGGAATCATTTGCATACCCTGTTGTGAAGGGGCAATAGATACTGGTTCTTCAATTTGAATGAACTCTGAACCTGCTTGAATTACTTTTGCAATTAATTCCTCCCCGGAATTAAGCTTAAATGTATATACTGTATTTGGTGTGATTGATATTTGCATTAGATACTTTCTGTTAGTTTTGCTTTTAATTCTGTAAAACCACCAATCAATTCATCATCTAAAAAGATTTGTGGTACTGTTCTGGCAGTTGGTACTGCTTCTAATAATTCTTCTTTAGTATATCCGTCTCCAATTTTCTTTTCTTCAAACGGAATACCCTTTTGATGTAACAAAGCTTTTGCTTGGTCACA